TTGTTATACGTGCTTGAGATTTGCTCGATGCACATGCACGGCGTCGAGAATGGCAGCTTCCAACAGGCGGGAGCTGTTCAATCCCTTTTCAACAGCCAACTCTTTCACCCACGCAGGAATGGTTACGTTCATTTTCACACGGCGGTTGTCAATTTCATCGGCAACCAGTTCAGGGTATACCGAAACCGGGCTCACCAGATAGCCAGGGGCCGTATCCGGGTCAACCGCTGGTGTTTTCGAGGGAGCGGGCAGCGGGTCGCCGTCTTTTTCCATGCCGTAAATATGCAGGCCAAGCGCATCCTGTGCTTCGGTCAATGCGCTTTCAAAATCCTCTCCCCAGCTGATGCAGCCGGGCAGATCGGGAAAGTAGACGGAGTAAGTGCCATCTTCTGCCGGTTCAAAAACCGCAAGATAGGTGAGTTTTCTCATACAGTTCACTCCTTTTTGCTTGCGGCGGGGCTTATTTCAGCCCTGCCTGTTTTTTGATGCTCTTTAGCGTGCCCAGTGGGATGTCGCCGCTGTGGGCGGGTACCGTGATCTTTCCCGGTTTGGTTGGGTGCTTGAGCTGGATGTGGGAACCTTTTGTTCTTCCCTCAACTTCGCGCCAGCCATCGGCGTGAAGTTGTTTTAGGATTTCTCTGACGGTCATTGTGTTCCCTCCTTACAGTATATATTATACTCCTTTTTTATACTCCTGTCAATAGATTTAGGAGTATTTTTTATACTCTTTTACAGCTTCGCCCATGCCCTATACGTTTTCTGTTCTCGCCCTCCGCGAGATTTCTATCCACGCCCTCTGCGAGGAGGGTGACTTATACGATTGCACGGCAAAGACCTACAGCTTTTCCTTCAATATGCACATCATTCATTGCTTCACCTATGCGGATAATAGTTGGGAACAATGGATTATCAGATCGAAGTTCTATGTGATCATCAAGAAGAAAGACACGCTTGAGCGTTGCCTCATCATCGATTCGCACAGCTGCAATCTCCCCGTTTTCCACTTCCGGCTGTTTGCAGATCGCCACCAAGTCACCGTCTTGGATGCGCGGGGCCATGCTGTCGCCCACGCAGAGCAGCGTAAAAGTGGCGTGCCAACTGCTGGGAATGCTGTCGTAATCCTCGATATTTTCTTCGGCAAGAATTGGAACACCACAAGCAATGCGCCCAACGCGGGGCACCCGGCTCATATCGGGCAGTGGCTCGAAGCCGGGAGGAGGGTTCTCTGTAACAGATACCCCTCCATCTCTTTTTGATTGCAGACGCAACGCATCTCGGATATTACCGGTTTTCTCAAGCAAGTCCTGATCGATTGTATTCACAATATCCAGTATATCATCGTCAATTCGGATATCGCTTTTCCCCAGCATATAATCGATCGAAGTGTTGTAAAAATGTGCAATCGAGATAAGCGTTTCTGATTTTGGTTCTCGTGTTCCTTTTTCGTAGTTAACATATGTTGTGTAGGGGAGTCCTAACAATTCGGCAGCTTGTTTCATGCTAATCCCTTTTTCTCTGCGAAGCTCTGCTATTCTATTCAATACAACCGACCCTCCTTTTCATCCTTATGTATATAATAATACACATTTTGAGTAATTCGTCAAGGTAAGATACCCAAATTGAGCATATTGCACAAATGCAATCTTTCCAATTTGGGTATTTTTTTACTTTACAAATACTCATTTTGGGTATATCATATTAGCAGTTACTCAAAACGAGTAACAAAATACACGAAAGGGGTTTTTCAATTGCTCTATCCGAATATCAACGCAGAAAGAAGTCGCCGGGGATTAACCATCTCAGAGTTTGCAAAATTGCTCGGTGTCACCCGAAAAACAATATACAACTGGATGATGCGCGGGAACATTCCTCAATCCAAGTTGGAAAAGATGGCCGAAATGTTTACTTGTTCAATCGATTATCTACTCGAAAGGAAATTACCATGAACGATTTACAAATTTTCAGCAACCCAGATTTTGGCGAAATCCGCACCGTCGAGCAGGATGGCAAGGTGCTGTTCTGCGGCAAGGATATTGCCACCGCACTGGGTTACACAAACACAAAAGACGCGCTTTCCAAGCATTGCAAGGGAGTCGCGATTTGCTACCCCCTTCAAACCCCGGGTGGCACCCAGCAAGCCCGCTTCATCCCCGAGGGCGATGTCTATCGCCTTATCACCCACAGCCGCCTGCCCGCTGCCGAGCAGTTCGAGCACTGGGTGTTTGACGAGGTGCTGCCCAGCATCCGCCGCATCGGTGCCTACGGCGTGCCGCCTGAGCGTCTAGCCCAGTTGAACGAGCTGCAGGCCCGGTTGGAAGAATGGCGCGAAAGGGAGCGCGAGTTTTCCCGGCTGACCACCGAAAGCCGCAAGTGGTATGAATCCAACCGCGATTGGCGGGACAAATGCCGGGCGCATGTGCAGGCCTATGAAATGGCCATTGCTGCAGAGATCAAGGCCCTGCAGAACTGACGGGGCCGGAAGGGAGGACACCAATGCCCAGAGAGTTACCCGGTTACCGCGAGCAGCTAGAAAGCATAATCGACGCTTTCCCCGACAGGGAGTGCCTGAACGTGCTGCAGGTCTCCAGCTATACCGGCATAGGCCGCAAGACCGCCGCCCGCATCTTTCCCTTTGTGGGAGAGGGGCTGGGGAGGTACATCACCCGCACTTCCCTCGCCCGCGCGCTGGTGGATACTAACGCAAAAAAGTAGGCCGCCCCAGTGCCACAACACCGAAACGGCCCAAGGCGGATAGCTTTTCCCACGCTGTCCGCCTCTATTATAACGAAATGGAGGAAAAGTATCAATGAGCTTGAAAGAAAAAGCCAATGCCTTGGCGGATGACATCCGCGCCACCGGCCAGTACACCACCGCCCGCGGAGAACTGGCAGTGCAGGCTCTGGACGTGATTGAGAAAGCCCGGCGGGAGCTGCCCGCCGAAGACTATCTGACCTTGAAAAATCAGCTGCTGGAGGCGTTGAGAAAATGAATATGGAAAAGTTGGCGAAAGACCTTTACACCGGCGTGGAGGCCCCGTCGCCTGCTCCCACACCTGCACCCAAGAAAAAGGCGTCGCCGTCTAAAAACTACCCTACATTGTTGCTGTTTCATTGCAAAAGCTGTGGGAAAGACCACTGGCGCCGGATTGACGGAGAAGAGACCTCCGTGCAGTGTGACTGCGGGCACACTGAAAAAGTGCAGCGCGCCAACCTGACGCTGGTTGAATACAGCTGCTCTGAATGTGGAAAGTATTCGTTCGGCCTGACCAATCATAGTGAACCCGCATTTGACGCCACTTGCAAATGCGGTTCTCCGGTATCCGTGGAATACAGCTATAAGCGCAAAAAGTATGAGGCGATGAAGTGATGAGGTGGCTTGCAAAGACGGCGATCAAGTGGCTGCTCCTGCTGCTGCCCTTTGGATGGTTCTGCCTGACGGCCTGGCTGGGCAACAATGCCACGCTGGGCAGCCTGCTGGTGGCTGCGGCGGGACTGCTGGCCACCATGAAAGCTATGAATATACTGGGCGAAGCGCTCGACGAGCTGCTCAGCGAAAAGGAAAGGATGGAGCTGAATGGCGAGCTACATATGTAAGTGCGGCCGGGTGGTAAATAAAACTGCCCTTGCCGACAACACCGGCAACCGGGATACGGCCGGCTGCGAGGGCTGCCCCTATCTGCTGCCTTGGGGGCCGATGATATTCGGAACAAACTATGATGGCACAAAGGGATATCACATGGAAATTCATGGATACGAATGCCGGATGTCCCCTACCATCAACTATGCGTCCGAGTACAGGGGGCAGGCTCGCGATAGGACTTTGGTGTGTACAGGCCGGCCGTGCCGTGCGCATCCGCGAAAGCTACTATGATGGCCGTAAAAACCAGCATCCCCGTACCGATGAGGAGCACTATGCCGCGCTGGAACAGCTGACGCGCGGGTATTACATCCAGCAAATCATCGTCGACCCTTCTGCTGCATCCTTCATTGAGACAATCCGCCGCCACGGGCGGTATCTGGTGGTACAGGCAGAAAACGATGTGGTCAACGGCATCCGCACCACGGCGGCACTGCTGCAGGCCGGACGGGTGCTGCTGCACGAGAGCTGCACCGACAGCCTGCGGGAATTTGGCGCCTACTGCTGGGACGAGAAATCCCGGCAGGACAAAGTGGTGAAGGAAAACGACCACGCGATGGACGATATCCGCTATTTCTGCGCCACCGTACTGGCGCGTGAATACAGATGGGCAGATTGGAGGAGATAAATTGTTTGAAAAGCTGCTGAAATGGCTGCGCGGGCAGCTGCACACTCTGTTCGACAACACGGCAGACAGCGACATCCTGTACTCATCACAGATGGAAAACGCCCTGCCGCTTTGGGTGCAGATCTACGAAGGCGGCGGCCCCTGGTGCAACCAGCGCACCGGACTGCACAGTCTGGGCATCGGTGCGGCGGTGGTGCAGGAACTGGCCCGGCTGGCCGTGTCCGAAAGCTCCATCTCCCTCACCGGCAGCGCCCGCGCCGACTGGCTGCAGCAGCAGGCGGCCCCCTTTCTGGCCGGACTGCAAAGCCACACCGAGCTGGCCTGCGCGCTGGGCGGTGTGGTGTTCAAGCCTTATGTGACGGCCGAAGGAGTTGCGGTGGATGTGGTGCAGGCCGATTGCTTTTTCCCCACCACCTTCGATACCTCCCGCCGCATGACCGGCGCCGTGTTTTCGGCTCAGCTGAAGCGAGGCAACACCATCTATACCCGGCTGGAGCACCATGAATATGCCGATGGAGCCGAAACCATTCAAAACCGTGCCTTTGCCAGCGCGAGCTGCCAGACACTGGGGCACGAGATCCCGCTGCCCGAGGTCCCCGAGTGGGCCGATATCCTGCCGCAGGCCCGCTTTGAAAATATCAGCCGGCCGCTGTTCAGCTACTTCCGCATGCCCGGCGCCAACCGCATCGACCGGCACAGCCCGCTGGGGGCCTCCTGTTATGCCTTGGCGGTGGACTGTATCCGCGACGCCGATGTCCAGTACGGAAGCCTGCTGTGGGAATACCGCGGCGGCGAGCTGGCGCTGGATGTGGACGCGACCGCCATCCGCCAGAACCCCGACGGCGCGCTGGAACTTTCCGCACGGGAGAAACGGCTGTTTCGCCATGTGGCCAACAGCCGCCAGGACCTGTTCAGCGTATTTGCTCCGGCCCTGCGGGACGAAAGCTACCGAAAGGGACTGGACTCCATCCTCAAGCGCATCGAATTCCAGTGCGGACTCGCCTACGGCGCATTGTCCGACCCGCAGAGCGTGGAAAAAACGGCTGAGGAGGTACGCAGCAGTAAGCAGCGCAGCTACTCCACCGTGCTCCTGATCCAAGCCTCGCTGCAGAGCGCACTGGACGATTTGTTCTATGCCATGGACGCCTATGCCAGCGCCTACCATCTGGCGCCGGCGGGCAGCTATGCGCTTGCCTGCGACTGGGGCGACAGCATCCTGAATGATCCTGCCGCCCGCAAGGCGCAGTTCTGGCAGTATGTGGAGGCCGGGCGTTACCCATTCGCGCGCTATCTGGTTGAATTTGAAGGCTACACGCCGGATGAGGCGGCGGCAGCCTGTGCCGAAGCAGAGAGCGGCACAGCCCTGTTTTTCGGCACAGGAGGATAAAGGATGCTGACGCCGGACTATCTGGACACCCTTCCCGACGCACTGGTGGAGCTGTGGCAGCAGGTGGAGGAGGACATCCTGCGGGACATCGCCCGGCGCATCGCCAAGATGAACAGCGTCACCGATACGGCCGGCTGGCAGCTGTGGCGCTTCGAGCAGATCCAGGCGCTGCACCAGGACGTTGCGGCGCTGCTGGCCAAATACAGCGGCAAGACCGACGCTGAACTCCGCCGCCTGCTGCTGGAGGCGGGGCGGCAGACTCTGGCATCGGACGATGAGCTGTACCGGTCCCTGGGCTTCTCCCCCTCCTCCATCGAAACCAGCGAGCAGCTGAACAACCTGCTCAACGCCGGTTACCACCAGACCCTGGGCAGCTGGCGCAACCTCACCGCCACCACTGCGCACACTGTGACGCAGGAGTTTGAACGGGCGCTGGACCGTGCCTGGCTGCAAGTATCCAGCGGCGCCTTCGACTATAAGACAGCCATCAAACGCGCAGTGGACGGTCTGGCCCAGCGCATGGCGGGGGTCACCTACCCCTCCGGCCACCGGGACACTTTGGAGGTGGCGGTGCGCCGGGCCGCGCTCACCGGTGTGAACCAGACTGCCGCCCAGCTCCAGCTGGCGCGTGCCGATGAAATGGGATGCGATTTTGTTGAGGTCACCGCTCACGGCGGCGCCCGGCCCCAGCATGCTGTCTGGCAGGGCAAGGTCTACCACCGGGGCGGGGCGGTGACATACGATGGGGTGCGGTACGAGGATTTTGAAACCGCCACCAGCTACGGCACCGGCCCGGGGCTGTGCGGCTGGAACTGCCGGCACAACTTCTATCCGTTTTTCCCCGGCTTGTCGGAGCCGAACTGGGGGCGGGGACAGCTGGAGGCGCTGAACGCCAAAGAGGTGGAATACGGCGGCCAGATGTACAGCCGGTATGAGATCAGCCAGATGCAGCGGCAGCTGGAACGCGAGGTGCGCAAGGCCAAGCGCCGGTATCTGGCCGAGGACGCCGCCGGGCTGGACGCCTCCCGGGCAGCCGTCCGGCTGAAAGCCGCCCGGCAGCAGCTGGCTGCCTTTGTGCGGGATACCGGCGGCCGGGCCGACAGCGCCCGCACCGGCGTGGCCGGGTTTGGGCGCAGCGCGGCAAGCCGGGCGACTGCGGTTTCCAGGAAAGCAGACCAAACCGCAGCAGAAAATCAATATAGAAAAAATCATAACACGGGTGTGTTTTCCAAGTTCGAGGAACTTATGACCTTGAAACATGTGCGTTCTATCACCAGTGATATGGGGATAGATCTTTCAGGATCCAAGCTGCAGATCATCCGAGACCAAGAACTGGCGGATCGTCCTGAATTTATGGGGTATACCTTCCCCGATGGTTCTGCGATTCAGTTGTACCCCGCTGCATTTATTAGGGCTTGTTTGAAAAAAGGCGGAGATTGTGCTAAAGCAACAAAATAGCGATGGAGGCAAGATACACAAAGGCCAGGAAGGAAGCATCCAACTTGTCATATCTGGTGGCAATTCTACGAAACCACTTGATTTTCTGGA